GTAGCACCTTTAGGGGAAACCATATTAGAACCACGACTTGATTCAATGCTCCAAATTTTGTCAAGCATTCCTTCAGGAAGGTTATATTTTTTTTCTAAATCAGCAAAATTCTTTGTAATTTCGGGGGTGATATTTTCAGATCCATTTACGGGTTTACCATTTCTACTAATAATTGACCCTTTCTCATTACGAACAACATTATCTTTTTTATCTTGCTCCTCATGAATCTTTTTAATTTCTTCATCTTCACCTTTGTTTAAACCCTCACTGTGAGTAAGTAAATAGATAGGCAAAGCTATTTTTGCTAATAGAGCAAAAGCACCATTTTCCAATATTCCTGAAATAGCTATTAAAGTGGCTTTTAAAGCAATAAAAGAAGCATTTAATGTCGTGATGCCAGCCGCAAAAATTAAAGCATCTGATAGCCCTCCACCCATTTCTTTATCCCACTCTACAAGCTTTTCAAGACTAATTTGAGTAGCTTGTGCAAGAGCACCCAAAGCTGGATACATTTGATCCATCACTTGATTGGAAGCACCTGAAAATGCTTGACCCACTTTCCCCCAAGCTTTTTGAAGATCCTCAGCTTTTTTAGTATTTTCAGAATTTATGCCTGAAAGCTTATAGTTTTCATCATAAAGACGATGAACTGCATCCCCACCTTGCTTTAAAACCATAAAATAATTACGGCTTATACCCATAGATTGAGCTTGAACATAAGCATCTTGTTCTTTTCCAGCATCCGATAATTGCTTAAAAGCATCGGCTAGTTTGTAAATATCTAATTCTTTTGTATTCATGTCTAATGCACTAAGAGCATTAGACCCCAAGATTTGCAGTTTTCCCAAGCTTTCAAGAAGTGCAGTATCACCAAACTGCATATTTGACAAACTTTGCTGGATTGCTTGCGTAGACGATTGAAAATCGTTAGCATCACCACCTACAGATTTAAGAACCCCTCCCCAAGCATCAAGTTCTCGGGCAGACATTTTAAATAACTCTGCAGTTCTAGCAATACCAGCATTAGTAGTAGTGGTTTGCTGTGCAAAACTGGTGAATCCTTTAATACCAACAAAGGCAACACCAAGAGAAACTAAAGCATTGCGAGCTTTTTCAAAGCCATCACCAATATTTTTAGCACCTTGCTGAGTATTTTTTGAAGTTTTTTGAGCTTGCTCATCAAACTTCCTAAGCTCTTCTACTGATTTTTTTTGGTTAGCATCAAATTTAGATGTATCTAACCCTAATTCTATGAGAAGGCTGTCTATTACTGTTGCCATTATCTTTGACTCACAATGTAAGCGTTGTGTTTATCAACAGCATTAACTTCAAGAAGAATCCATAAATCCTCAACACCATAAACAGTATCGAGTTCATGGAGAGTAGCTAGTCTTGATGAAACTACAGTTGCTATCGTTTGCGTGGTGGCTTGATATTCAACGATCCTATTGTTGGCTGACCCTGCATTGCGGATTCCGAAGTCGACTTGGTTTCGTTTAAAAAAAAATCCATGTGGAGATCCCATATAGCTTTCCTAATAAGTAACCGAGTTTTTACTTCCTCAATGTCATCTTCAATTAGTGGTCTTTTAATATTTGGAGAGGGGACTACTTGAACACACCCCATCATTTCATCCAAAAGGGGCTTTGCAGCCTCAAATGGAATCTTCAATAGGTTCATGTAGCCCACCGCCATAAGTCCCGCCATTCCTTGAGCAGCTAGATTATCAGGGATTTCTATACCAGCATTACCAATGGCTAGAATTACTCTGAAAGCCCAACTTTCAGCTTGTGACGCAGACATTTCAGTGATATGGAATTGCTTACCCTTATCCCTGCCTGTTTCTGCTATGAAGGCGGATTCTTTTCGTGCCATATATTAAATTGCACCACCAATAATGCGTTGCCAAGTGATTTCATACACCAATGGTTGCAAGGTCTTTTTAACAGCAGGAAAAGGCGTAGCTGAAGTCAAAAACCCATTTTGCAAGGTATATACCATACTTGTTGAAGGCAAAGTAATTGATCCACTTGCAGAAAATACATCCACAGCAGCATCTTGAGCAGTGCGCCAAGCATCAAACAAAAACACACTTGGACTATCTGCTTGTAAATGGATGGTCATTTTGTATGGAATGAATACTTTACCAGCACTCAAAATCCCATCAACACCCATCAAGATTTCAGATTGTTGGACAGCTTCACCTTCAAAAGCATCATCTACAGCAAACCCTTGAATTGTTTGTGGTACAGGAAAGTAATTGTTAATGGCGATAGCCAATACCGAATTAGCCGAGGTTATAGTTGACATATTGTTTCCTTATTGAATAACGATAGAAGCAAGGGTAATCTGCTGTACTGATTCACCATCTTGATAATACAAGGTAATTGGAGGTGATTGACGAGCAGCTCTAGTTTGTGCTGTAGCTGGACTAATTTGTAAGTAAAAACCTTGAGCAGCAATCGTAGGAGCAGCATTTACACCAGTGGCATATTGAATTTCAGCTGCTTGAGCAGTAGATACATTAATACCAGCACGAATTGCACCAAAATTAATTGCAGCATTAATTGGATCAAGAGCCGCAGAATAAATCAACGCATTACCTTGACTGTTATAAGGAATTGAACCAACTTGAGTCAATAAATTAACCATAGCTAATTGAAGGTTTGCATTGAGCCAAATTTGATTCAAATATGTATCAGCCCATAACCATTCGCCTGATACGGAACCCGGAGTGAACCAATTAGCATTGTTTGCTGGATTGTTAGAACCAAATGCGCCATAACAGTTATATCCGTTACTAATAACAGCAGAGTAAGCAGTTGCATTAGTTACTGATGGGATCAAACCTGATTGAATTTTAAAGTCCAATGTTGCACGACCATTGAGTCTTGTGAAATTCAAAGAAGCCGCAAATCCACTAGCAAAGGCAGCCAATGTAGAATCACCCACATTAGAATAAATTGGTAAAGTGCCAACCAACAATTCAGTTTGTAAATAATTACCAAAAGTTGTGGTGTTGTTAGCAGTCAATGCTCCAACATCAGAGTCTTGGCAAATATATAACCAACGAGGGGCAGCAGAGTTTGACCAATTAGCAAAAGCCTCTTTTTCAGACAATGCAGATTCCCAAACAGTAAAGAAAGTTGCCCAGTTTTGATTTTGAGTCAAAATACCAGCCATGAAAGCAGAAGGAGTAGTAGCATCTGCACCTTGAGAAATCACAGCACCAGTTGCTTGAGTCAAAAGCATTTCAGTTGCAAAAGTGCTTGTGGTTGCAAAAGTAATAGTTTGAGTTGCACCAGTTGTAGTTGTGGTGAAAATAAAAGCACTATTAATTGAGCTATAAGTCACAACAAATGGAGGAGTAGTAAATGCAGCTTGAATAATTGTGGCAGCATTACTAAAACTTGTAGCAGAGGTCAAATTAATTGTACCTGATGTATGGGCAACACCAGCAACACTGATTATCAAAGTGCCTGTGTAAGCTTGCAATTGACCTAAAGTGGTTGAGGCAAATGAACCACTACGTAACCAACCAGCAATCGAGGTTTCAGGATAATTTGTAATCAACAAAGAACCCGGTAATTGAGTTCCAATGGAGTAACCATTGAAATAAACATTAGCCAAATTGCTTTCAGTGGATGTAGGACCAAAGTAAGAATTAACGCCAGCTGCATTTGAAAATTCCAAAATAGTTCCATAAGGAGCTAAAGAATTTTGTGTGAGCATCAAGCCATTTAAATCTACCGCTATACCACCAGCTGATAAAACCGATGGGACTACCTGTACTACTTCTGAAAAAGGAATGGTGCTCATAAAATCTCCTAGGGGTTAAATGTTTGATCGATTGGAGCCAATGCAATATCTACGGCTAACATCGATTGTTGTGAGGTTGAAAGGATTGGGTTGTATTGCAAACTTCCAGCTAATCTCCATCTTTGCTCATATTGGGCTTCACCGTCTATAAGTGGAATTTGAACGGGGTCATCTGCATATAGTGGTTGAATGTTCAAAGGAAAAATATCCGTTGCATATTCATCTCGAAATAAAGACACAGTTTTCATGCACCACTCTTGAGCAATAGGTCCATAAAAATCTAACTGCATATCGATTTTTGTTGGTGTAAGGATATTCTTTCCTTGAGCAATGGGATCATAAGAATCCACATTAAAAGATAAGCGATCCATCCCAATATTGTTCATAGCAACAAAACCACCTTTAGGCATTGACACTCTGTTATCTTGAGCTTGCACAACTTCTGTACCCGCTGGAAGAAAAGTATTAAAAAACACCACTAAAGCTCTAAATACGTCTTGGTCAATAATATCAATAGTGACAGCCATAATCAATCCTGCTGAAGGGTTACTATCACATGACACCAATCAGACCAAGTTTCAACAACTTGAGTGATTAACCAATTCCTGATAGTACCATTAGGAACTTCAGGAAATCTCAATATATCTCCACCAATTTGATCTGCTCTAACCACTCCTGCCGCATTTCCATAAAGATAAACAGTACGCATTACGCCTGTAATATTTAACCCATCAATATGCTGTAAATCACTTGTTGATAAAGCCTGTACTTGAGCATCTACTGTCAATGTAATACTTGTAGGCACTCTTTTTCCTGCATCATCTGTAGCATATCCAGTAGATTGAACCCAATTCACTTGAATATTATTATTAGTCAATCGGGTGTATTTATTGGCTAAACCACGCAAATTCATGATTAATCTTTCGCCGCAAAATCTGAGCCTGTAGGGGCTACTGAATTGCTAACGCTGGCAAGCATATACCCTGTATCAATCAATGGCTTGGCAGAGCCTTTTCGTTTGATTGTGGCAGGGCTATTAGGGGGTGAATAGATTGATTTAATCATGGTTTTAATATCACTAGCCGCTTGCATCCCAACACCATCTAAAACTTGAAAAGCGGTTAATTTTCCCATTACGACATGGGGGATTCCTTTTTCTACCAATTTGACCCATTTATCTTTTTGCTGTCTAACTGTGGGACGCATAAATGGTCTAGGAGGAATATTGACAGCAGGAGCACCAAACTCTTGAATTGTAGCTACATAAGCCACGGGAGTTCCCTCAGGATAATTTTTACCCGATGGAAAACCAATTTGAGCCACCATTCCCTCGAATTGATCAGGCACTCTTTCAAAAGTTGCCTTAATCTTATCGAGGTTTAGTTGTTTCAAAATACACCACCAGCTTTTCTAAAGCCTTGACGTTCTACCCATCCACCAACATATAAACCCACATTAGAAACCGCTTTAAGCAATACTCTAAGCTGTTGACCATAAGAGGTAGTAGCCAGCCAAAAGCCAAAAGAAGAAGCTACTGGAGGGGGTGTCAATGAGACATTAATTGATCCTTCAGCCGTTCCTTGAACTAATACAGTAGGAATTCCAGCATTAATTAAAGTAAATGATTGCCCTAAATGAGCACACATTAAATCTAAGGCAAGCTGTAATTGAGCTGGAGTCCAAGGAGTATTATTGTCAATATTGAGATAAGCCGTTCCCATAGTCCACCAACCTTGAAGTTGTGCAGGAGGAAAATCAGTCGTGTTTTCAAAAGCAGGAAACTGATTCCTAAAGGCAACATCATTGAAAGTGGGTTTTGGGGTTATAGTCATTATGCAATCGCAGTTTTTGGAGCGTCTTCTGCGGAATAGTCTGATTCAGTCAAAGGAGCTGATTCATCCTTTAAATTCATGTCAGAAGCAACTTTTTCCACATCAGCCGATTTTGCACGAACCACAATGAATCCAGCATCTCTATGCTTTCCGAATACGACATTCTTTTCAAGCTCAGAAAGATCAAAGTCTGAAACTTCAGTTGCAACACCTATTGGAGTAATTAGACGATCATTTGCCACGCCTGTACCACCTTTAATGAATACTCCATGCCCTTTAATTGGAACATCGCCACCACCTTGCTCCCAGTTTTGATATAGCTGGTCATTTGCAAGGGTAGAAAAGACGTATGAAGTATTTGATTTGTTTGATTTTGTAGCCATTTTAACGATTCCTTTTTTTGTTTTGAAAGACAGGAGTTTCCTCCCGTCTATTCATCTTACTTTATTAACAACCTGTGTAGCGAACAACACCATAAGGGCGTTTGAGCATTACACCAGCAGTTGCATTGGCATAATCTTCAACATAGGCTTTGGCTTGTTTCTCAACACCTAATGCTTGGAACTTAGCAGGGCAAACTTGTACCCAAACTCTTGAATCATCGCTACCACCATCATCAACAGACTCAGCGTACAAATAGAATACGTTTGCACCGCCATTAGCCGCATTGAGCTGTGGAGCTGAAATGACACGCAGTTTTGGATAAGTTTTGCTCAACCAGTCACGCACCGAGATACCAAAGTCAGAAGTTACCGAGAGGTATTGATATACAACTGTTGGCAGAGCCAAAGTCAATTCAATATCTTCAGGGTTAATAGTGTCTTGGGATTGGTTTTGTAACTGAGCCGCCGCAATACGAATATCAGCAATAATTTGGAGGAAAGTTTTACCTGACCAAACTGTAGCTGGAGAACCCGTACCTGTAGCTGGCAATGTTCCGTAAGCTGGCAAAGATGGATCGTTTAGGAAGCCATAAGTCAGGTTAAGACCATTGTTGTAGCCGTAAAAACCAACGAGGTTACGTTGAATTTCAAGGGACAAAGCGGCAGAAGCACGTTTTTCAGCAGAAGTGCTTACACGAATGCGTGATGCACGAGCTTCTTCTAACATACCTACTTTGATACCTTTTTCAAAACGAATAACTGTTCTGCGTACAAAGTTGGTATTCCATGATGCCAAAGGCACATTGGTGTAGTCACCATAAGGAACAGCATTACCGATTGGTTCTAAGATACCTTGTACGATTTCTTCATCTTCCCATGAGCCAGTTGTAGTAATACCAACGAGTTCATCAATCTTACGAGCCGCAGTAATTACCTTAACAAAGCCGGGCAACCAATTCTGTAAAAACTGAACTGGAGTGGTCATTGATGGGGAAGTTACATCAGCTTGATTGGAAGTATCCATCGCCCAAGCCGCCATTTTAACTACTTGGTTTGTTGGAAGGTTAATACCGATTTCGCTTAGAGCCGCATAATCTGCAACGTCTTCAGCAGACATTTTTACTTGTCTGACTTGACGAGGAGCAATGGAGCTACGTTCAATAGATTTGTTCATTTTTCAGTCCTTATTCTGTGATGCGGATAGCAGTTAAGCCAGTACCGCTAGTTGGATAACGGTAAACTACCGCATTTGGAATTAGTGTGAAACCAACTCCGGCTGCAGAACCAGGAGTACCAGCGTATAGTTGGCCAGTAGTATCTTGATAGAAAACTATGTCGCCAATATTAGCAGCACCATTCATGGTAACAACGATCGTACCCATGGTCAAGAATTCACCTTGTGAATAAGGAGGCAAGAACATTGTAGGATCTAATGGAGCACCGCCAACAGCACCATACGAAGCGTAGGCTTTTGGGTTAACCAAAATACCAGCGAATACGTTAGTGCCATCAACAATAGCACCACCTTGAGTAGCTACGTTAGTAGTATTGGACTTAGTAAATGCCAAGCCAATAGTACCGCCATCAGCGTCAAGAATTAAAGATTCAGCTCTTTGTGGTCCGTCAACAATCAATTCACCGGGAATACCAAATCCGAGATTGACGTTAACTGTGGATTGGAATGTCGCAGTTGTCATGATTATTTACCTTTTAAAAAACGTTGAACGAAATTGCCCTTACGAACGGCTGAATCCATTGCCGCACGACTAGGAGCACCCTTGCCTTTTAAGAACGCTTCTAAAGCAACTACACGAGTTTCTTTTGGAGCTTCTAAGCCAAGTTGTTTACAGCCATATTTAGCCATTTGGTCTAAATCCATATCAGCATGGTCAAAAGCACCGATATGCGCTGAGAGATGGTCATACAGCTTTGATTGTTTGGCAATATTAGCTTGAACTGTTTTAGCGATCAGAGCTGTGTCCATACCACTACCTCTTTCGCCTTCTTTTGGCTCAGTAGTAGCACCACCTTGAGGAATTGGGTCTGATA